ATGTATATTAAAGATGTATTAGGTATTCCTGCAAAAATTTTAAAATCTAAAAACCAAGTTGCACAAATTAGAGCTGAACAACAAGCAATGCAACAACAACAAATGCAAATGCAAGAACAAATGCAGCAAGCTGAAATGGCTAATAAAGCTGCACCGCTTGCTAAGGTATTAAGTGAATAAAGATATAAAAGAACTAATTAAAACATATAAACGAGTTTTTGAGTCTTCTGATGGAGAAGAAATATTAGAAGATTTAAAAAAGCGCTGCAACTTTCATACAACATCATTTGTAAATGATAGCCATGAAACAGCGTTTAGAGAAGGTCAAAGAAGCGTTGTGCTTCTCATTGATCAAATGAAAAACAAAAACCTAGGAGGAAAAGATGAGTAGTGAAACACAGGTAGCGGGACAGGAACAACAAACTGTTGCGTCTGAGGCACCAGCTACAGAACTTAACAACACACAACCTATTCAAGATCAAATCGCAAACTGGAAAGATAGTTTGCCTGAAGACTTGAAAGCAGAAAAAGCATTGGAAAGTATTAACGATATTTCAGGACTTGCAAAGTCTTACATCCATGCACAAAAATTAGTTGGAGCAGATAAAATTCCAGTTCCAAATAAACATGCAACTGATGAAGATTGGCAAGCCGTTTATAATAAATTAGGTAGACCCGATAGTCCCGACAAGTATGAATTTAATCTTGGTGAGACTACAGTTGATCAAAATGCGATGAAAGCATTTAAAGAAGCTGCACATAAAAACGGATTATTACCTAAACAAGCAGAAGGTATTATTAAATTTTATGATGAAATGACTAATAATATGTTAACTGACTTAAATTCAAAAGCTGAGCAAGGAAGAATGAACGCTGAGCAAGAATTAAAAAAAGAGTGGGGAGCAGCTTATAATCAAAAGTTACAGGCTGTATCTGCAACAAGTAAAAAATATTTAGATAGTGATTTTGCACATTTAACTTTATCAGATGGAACCAAAGTAGGTGATCATCCAGCATTTGTAAAAGCTTTTGCTGCGATTGCTAATGATCTTGGTGAAGACCAGGTATTATCAGGCAATGGACCACAATACTTAACTCCAGCTGAGATTGATAAACAGGTGAGAGAATTACAGGCTCCTGGTTCTGCATATTCGCAAAAAAACCATCCGAACCATGCGGCAGCTGTTCAGGAAGTTCAAGATTTACTTGCAATGAAATTAAATTCACAATAGTAAATTAAGAATAACGGATAATCGAAAGACCCGTTTGGCATTTTGGGAAGACAAAACAACGAAAGTTGTAAAATTTAGGCAAGACCCAAAAAAGGATAATCTTCCGCATTTAAACCTAAACATTAACAATAAGGAGAGACAATTATGTCAACTCAAATAACTACAGCATTTGTAGAACAGTATTCTTCAAATGTGACTATGCTTGCTCAACAAATGGGAAGCAAGCTTAGAGGCGCTGTTGATGTCGAAACTGTAAGAGGGAAAAATGCATTTTTTGACCAAATCGGGGCGACAGCAGCTGTTGCGAGAACAACTAGACACGGCGCAACTCCTCAGGTGGACACACCCCACTCGAGAAGAAGAGTAAGCTTAGCCGACTACGAGTGGGCTGATCTTATTGATGACCTAGACAAAGTAAGAATGTTAATTGACCCAACTTCTCAATACGCAAAAGCTGCGGCTGCTGCTATGGGAAGATCAATGGATGATGTTATCATTACTGCTTTTGACGCAGATGCAGCGACAGGTGTTGCAGGTGGAACAACAACTTCTCTACCAGCAGGACAAAAAATTGGTGCAACTGCAAACCAAACAGATGGATTAACAGTAGATAAACTTTTAAATGCGAAATACATCTTAGATAATAACGATGTAGACCCGTCTTTAAAAAGATATATCGTATGTGGTCCAAAACAAATCCAAGACTTACTTGACACTACTGAAGTTAAATCTTCTGACTTTAATACAGTTAAAGCTTTAGCTCAGGGTCAATTAAACTCTTTCTTAGGATTTGAGTTCATCATGTCGACTAGACTAAGTTTCGATGCGACTAACACAGATGATAGAAAAATTTTCGCGTTCACAGAGGATGCGGTTAAATTAGCTATTGGTTCTGATGTTAAAGCTAGAATCGATGAAAGAAACGACAAATCTTATGCTACTCAAGTTTACTACTCTATGGCAATTGGTGCTACTAGAATGGAAGAAGAAAAAGTAGTTGAGATTAGATGTAACGAGTAATCACAACTAAGTTAACAGTTTGCGGGGGAGCAATCCCCCGCATTAAATATGGACAGATTAAAAAAGTTAAAAACAGCATTACATTTTAAACAAGGCGATTATGTTTATCGCTTTATTTTGGTAGACAGATTTAAACATACATCTAAAGCTCACTATGGCTGGAACCCAAAAGAAGAATTGACAGAAGAAGAAATTTGGCAAATAACAACACCTAGGAAGCTTAGAAGAAAATATATTTTAAAGGAGAATAAAGAAAATGGCTAGTGTCGTAGAAATATGCAATTCAGCATTAAATCAATTAGGAGCATCTACTATTCTTGCGCTTACAGAAAATTCAAAAAATGGAAGATTGTGCAACGCAAGATATGAAACTATTAAAGATCAAGTTTTAAGATCGCATCCTTGGAACCCTGCAATTAAAAGAAGAGCATTAGCAGCTGATACGGCTACACCTGCCTGGGGTTTTGCAAAACAATTTACTTTACCATCAGATTGTTTGAGGGTGTTACAAATAGAAAATTATAATCAAGATTACAAAGTTGAAGGTAGAAAAATTTTAACTAACGATGATGCTTGCAAAATTGTTTATGTTGCAAATATTTCAGACCCAAATGAGATGGATGTCATGTTAAGAGAAACGATTTCTGCTGCATTAGCTGCTGATATTGCTTACGCGGTTACAGCGAACGCAACATTAGCACAAAGAATGTATGATAAGTATCAAGAAAAATTAAAAGATGCTAAACATGCTGACGCATCTGAAGGTTATAATACTGACCCAACTATGGGACCAACAGATATTATTTTAGCAGAAGATTTTTTAAACAGCAGGTTATAACATGGCAAAGACTTTAGTTTCCGTTCCTAGTTTTACGGCAGGACAGTTGTCCCCTCGTATGGAAGGGAGAACTGACTTTCAAAAATATTTTAATGCAGGAAGCGTTATTAATAACTTTGTGGTTCAACCCCATGGTCCCGTAACAAGAAGACCAGGGAGCTACTATGTTGCTGAAGTTAAAGATAGCTCTAAAGATACAAGACTTATTCCATTTTCATTTTCTACAACACAAACTTATATTTTAGAGTTTGGTGATCAGTATATTAGATTTTATAAAGATAGTGGACAGATTACTACTGGCTCACCAGCTGTTGCTTATGAAATATCGACTCCATATTTAGAAGCAGAGTTATTTCAATTAAAGTTCGCTCAATCCGCAGATGTAATGTATATTTGCCATCCAAATCATGCAGTAAGAAAATTAACTAGAACAGGACACACTTCTTGGACATTAACTCAAGTTGATTTTCAGTATGGTCCTTTTTTACCACATAATACAACAACAACAACTTTAACATCATCACATACAGCTGAAGGCGCATCAACTACAATTACAGCTTCTGCGACAACAGGAATAAATGGAGGTGATGGTTTTAAATCTACAGATGTTGGAAGATTAATTCATATTAAAGATGGTCATGTTAAAGTTACAGGTTTTACATCTACAACTGAAGTAGATGGAACTGTAGAAGTAGCATTATCTTCTGGTTCAGCAACCGATGATTGGGCGTTGGGTGCTTTCTCAGATACTACAGGTCATCCAACTTGCGTTTCGTTTTTTGAACAGCGTTTAGTTTTTGCAGGAACCAAAGAACAACCACAAACATTATTTTTTTCAGTATCAGGTGATTATGAAAACATGGATGATAATTACCATGGAACTGTAACCGATGCTTCAGCAATGATTTATACCATTGCATCAAACCAGGTTAATGCAATCCAGGCAATCAA